CTGGTGGTCAAACTGTTGCTGGTTTTGACCCTGTTCTGATCTCCCTGATCAGACGTTCTATGCCTAACCTGGTCGCTTATGACCTCGCTGGCGTTCAACCAATGAATGGTCCTACTGGACTCATCTTCGCAATGCGTTCGAAGTACACTCAACAGTCTGGTTCTGAGGCGCTGTTCGACGAAGCAGATACCAGATTCTCTGGTGCTCGTGACGTTAACTTCACCACTGCTGGTATTGGTACTACCGAATCCGTTGCTGGACAAGATAACCCTGCAGTTCTGAATGCATCCGGAACTTATAACACTGGTGCTGGAATGGCAACCGGTGATTCGGAAGATCTCGGACGTGGTAACGGCAGAGATTTCAACGAAATGGCATTCTCGATCGAGAAAGTCACCGTTACTGCACAATCCAGAGCACTCAAAGCTGAGTACTCCTTAGAACTGGCACAAGACCTCAAGGCAATCCATGGTCTGAATGCTGAAGCAGAACTCGCAAACATTCTCTCCACAGAGATTCTTGCTGAGATCAACCGTGAAGTCATCAGAACCATCTACAAGGCTGCTGAAGCTGGTGCTCAGGACAACGTTGCTTCTGCTGGTACTTTCGACCTCGACGTTGACTCTAACGGTCGCTGGAGTGTTGAGAAGTTCAAGGGTCTGATTTTCCAAATCGAGCGCGATGCCAACGCAATCGCACAAAGAACTCGTAGAGGAAAGGGCAACATGATTCTGTGTTCTGCAGATGTTGCTTCCGCACTCACCATGGCAGGCGTACTCGATTACACCCCTGCACTCAACGCTAACCTGAACGTTGATGACACCGGTAACACCTTCGCAGGTATTCTTGCTGGTAAGTATCGTGTTTATATCGATCCTTATTCTGCTAATACCGGCGCTTCAGGTTCGGGTGCTCAGTACTATGTTGCTGGTTATAAGGGTTCTTCACCTTATGACGCAGGTCTGTTCTATTGCCCATACGTTCCTCTTCAGATGGTTCGTGCAGTTGGCGAGAACACCTTCCAGCCTAAGATCGGCTTCAAGACTCGTTACGGAATCGTTGCTAACCCATTTGCTAACGATGGTGCTACTAACAGCCCAACCCATGCTGTTACCGCTAACCGTAACCGCTACTACAGAAGAGTTCGTGTTCAGAACCTCATGTGATCCATTTTCACATGGTTTTCAGAGGGGTCTTCGGACCCCTCTTTTTTTATCTAAATACAAATAAAAACAATGGCATCTGCTTTTGACAATCAGATAGGGAATAGGAATTTTTTATCGCCAATTGGTTTTAAATTTACTTTGGCAAAAGAACCGAAAGTTTCTTTTTTCTGTAATTCAGCAAGAATACCAGATATTAGTTTAGGTACGACACTGCAACCTTCATATTTAAAGAACATTGATGTTCCAGGAGACAAATTACAATATGGGGATTTTTCGCTTAGATTTTTAGTTGATGAAAATCTTGAAAATTATATGAAAATCCACAACTGGTTAACTGGATTAGGATCTCCAGAATCTTTACAACAATATAAAGATTTAATATCCACCGAAGATGATGACAAAGATGAAAATAATCAATTCTCCGATGGTAGTCTTCATATATTGAATAGTAATTTTAGAAATGTTGCTGTTGTAAAATTTAAAGATTTATTTCCAGTGTTTCTCACATCTTTAGATTTTGAGGCAAATGAAAATGATGTAAACTACTTTACAGCAGAGGTGACTTTCAAGTATACTATCTACAATATACTATCTTCTGATGGAAGAACTCCCTTATGAATCTTGAAAAAATTCAGGAGATGTGGGAAAAAGATTCCCACATAGATCCAGATAATCTACATGATGAATCACTAAAAATTCCACAATTACATTCAAAGTATTATACTGTCTATAATACAATTACTTTGTTAAGAGAAAGAGCAAGAGAGACTTATAATAAAATAAAATTAGAAAGGCATAATTACTACACAGGAAAAGCACCAGCAGAAGTTTATGCTGAAGAACCATTCCCATACAAAATTAGAGAAAAGGATGCATTACAGAGGTATCTAGAGGCAGATAGTAAGTTAAATACTATTGATATGAAAATTAGATATTATGATGTCGAACTAAAGTTTCTTGAGGAAATCATTAAAACAATTTCAAATAGAACTTATCAAATTAAAAATGCCATTGAATGGCAAAAGTTCCAAGCAGGATTCTAATGAACAACGAAGAATGGAATTATGAAAACGAAGATTTTGACGAAGATCTTCCATTCGTAGAACTTCAGTTCGGTCCTGAAGACCTCTATCACCTTTATGAGTCTGTAAAATTTAGATACGAAAAATGGCCAGGTGGTCATCCAGATGAACAAGAAAGACTTGCGTATCTAAAAGATTTTTTGTATAGGATTGTTTTAGAATGGAAGTTTCAAATGATGGAATAAATATCTATAGGTGATTCCTATGAGTTATGTCTCATTTGATTATTTCAAAAAAGAACGAAGTGTATCTTCAGGTAAAGGCAGATCCACATGTCTACTATGAATTAGCAGACCAATTTACCTTTGAAGTGCCGGGTGCAAAATTTATGCCCCAGTATCGAAGTAGACACTGGGACGGAAAAATTCGTCTATTTAATACTCAGACTGGAGAGATATATGTCGGGTTGTTAGATAAAGTTATACAGTTTTGCAAAGACCACGAATACACCTATGAGTTTGTAGAAAACAAGTTTTATGGTCTTCCTTTTGAGGTCAATGAGATGATCTCAAAGGAAGGTGTGAAAGATTATATGACTGCCATATCTAGGTATTCTCCTAGAGATTATCAAGTAGAGGGAGTACACGACGCCCTAAAACATAATAGAAGGTTGTTGATATCCCCAACTGCCTCTGGAAAGTCTCTGATGATATATTCTGTTGTGAGATATCACGTTGAGAAGCAACGAAATATTCTGATAGTCGTTCCGACGACTTCCCTAGTAGAACAGATGTATAAAGACTTTGAAGACTATGGTTGGGACGTAGGTTCATTTTGCCACAAGATTTATGCGGGACGGGAAAGAGAAACCGATTCTCAGGTGATTATCACCACCTGGCAGTCCATCTACAAACTCCCCCGCAAATACTTTTCAAGATTTAATGTGGTCGTTGGAGATGAAGCACACCAATTTAAATCGAAGTCATTAATATCTATAATGACAAAACTTGCCGATGCAAAGTATCGTTACGGATTTACTGGTACGTTAGACGGTACACAAACACACAAATGGGTCTTAGAAGGTCTCTTTGGACCATCATATAAAATTATTCGTACTGCAGAATTAATGTCTAAAGGTCATGTTGCCAAATTAGATATTAATGTGCTTCTATTGAAACACCCTGCACACAAATTTGAAACTTTTGAGGACGAAGTTCAATATATTATCAATCATGATAGAAGAAATAAATTCATTCGAAATCTAGCTCTCGATTTAAAAGGAAATACTTTAATTCTTTTTGCAAGAGTTGAGGGGCATGGTCAACCACTCTACGATTTAATAAATAACGGTAGTGTAGAAAATCGACACGTATTTTTTGTCCATGGTGGAGTGGATACAGAAAATAGAGAACTGGTGAGGGAGATTACTGAAAAGGAAGATAACGCAATTATTGTTGCTTCATATGGAACATTCAGTACTGGTATCAATATTAAGAATTTGCATAATGTTATTTTTGCTTCTCCTTCTAAATCCAGAATACGTAACCTCCAATCAATTGGAAGAGTTCTTAGAAAAGGAAACAACAAAACAAAAGCAACTCTATATGATATCGCTGACGATATATCCTACAAATCCAGGAAAAATTATACCCTTAACCATTTAATAGAGAGAATCAAAGTATATAACGAGGAAAATTTTAATTACGATATAGTAAACATACCGCTTAAAAACTAATGGGAGAAGAATTTTATTGTGTTATTAAACTAGTTTCCGGGGAAGAAGTCTTCTCTCTTGTAGCAAAAGATGAAAATGATGGAGACCCAGTATTAGTTTTACAAACACCAATAGTAATGAAAATGGTTAACAGTCCTTCTGGATTTTTTATAAAAATCCGACCATGGGTTGAAACAGTAAACGATGATTTCTTTATTGTAAAACCTGATAAAATTATTACTATGACTGAAGTTAAAGATGAAAATTTAATTAACTTGTATACAAGTTACTTAGAGAATAATGATGATGAGGAAATTGTAAATGATTTAAATGATTACAATCCAAGAAAAAAGGGGAGAAGTTCTGGGAAAGTAAAACCATCAGAAAAGATGGGATATATATCTTCCGTAAAAGAAGCAAGAAAGAAACTAGAAGAAATATTTAAGTTAGAAGTAGAAGACTCTAAAGAAAGCTAAAGACTCATCTTCAAACCTAACAAAGGTATTCTACTCATGATTCACTATATTGTCAAGCCCTAAAAGTATGGTATAATATTAATAATTTATATTATAAAGAGTAATGAATTATGCCCAAAAAGAAATCAGAACATTATGTAAACAATAAAGAGTTGTTAGAGGCAATGATCAACTACCGTGCCAGGGTAGAAACATCATATATGAAGACTTTCAATAAAGACCTCACTGAATTACCAAAACAAGAAAGAGGAAAACAGTGGGAAGGTAAACCTCCTATTCCCAATTATCTTGGCGAATGTTTTTTAAAGATTGCAACACACCTCTCCTACAAACCAAACTTTGTTAACTACATGTTCCGTGAGGATATGATTTCTGACGGCATTGAAAATTGTGTTCAATATATTCATAACTTTGACCCGGAGAAATCAAAGAATCCTTTTGCATACTTTACTCAAATTATTCACTATGCCTTCCTTCGCAGAATTGGTAAGGAGAAAAAGCAACTAGAAATCAAAACCAAAATTATTGAAAAGACTGGTTTTGATGAAGTTATGATGGTTGATGATAGCTTGCTTTCTGGGCACAGTTCGGACTATAATACTATTAAGGACAATATCCAATATCGAAATCGATGAAGGTTGCAATCATCACAGACACTCACTATGGTGCTAGAAAGGGTTCTAAGTATCTTCATGACTACTTTGAACTCTTCTATCAGAATGTCTTTTTTCCTGCCCTAAAAGAGCACGGTGTTGAGGCAGTCATTCACATGGGTGATGCATTTGATAGTCGTAAGTCAATTGATTACCAAAGTCTTGAGTGGTCCAAGAGAGTTGTCTTTGACAATCTCAAAGATTACGATGTGCATATGATTATTGGTAATCATGATACATATTACAAGAATACAAACGAAGTAAATTCACCAGAACTTCTTCTTCAAACTTATTCAAATATCAATACTTATAGTCAACCTACAGAAGTTAAAGTTGGTGGATTGGATATTCTATTTTTACCATGGATTAATCAAGGAAATGAAGAAGCATCTTATCAACTCATTAAAAAGACAACTAGCAAGGTCGCGATGGGGCACCTTGAACTCCAAGGATTTAGAGTTAATCGACAAATCATCATGGAGCATGGTTTGGCGAGCAAATTATTTGAGAAGTTCAAATATGTCTTCTCCGGTCACTATCACACTCGATCGAATGATGGACGGGTATTTTACCTTGGAAACCCCTACGAAATGTACTGGACGGATGTCAACGATACTAGAGGATTCCATATATTTGATACGGAAAACCTTACTCTGACTCCAATTAATAACCCTTATAAATTATTTCATAACATCTATTACGAAGATACCAACTACAAGTTGTTTAATGCTTCACAATATGAAAATAAAATTGTAAAAGTTATTGTCCGTAAAAAGACTAATCCAAAAGACTTTGAAAAGTTTATTGATAAACTTCATTCTGTTGGGATTCAAGAACTTAAGATTGTTGAAAATTTTGATATTCATGAATCTGAAGAGTTTGAAGTTGATGAGGAAGAAAATACCCTTTCAATTTTAAATCGATATATTGATGAGTCTGAGTTTGAATTTGATGGTAATATAATTAAAGGTATCTTTCAAGATCTGTATAGGCAAGCTTGCGAAGTAGAGTAAATGTTTCTTCTCACCCTTAAAGATAATAAAGATGATGGTGCTTATGCTGTTCAAGATCGATATGGGCACAAAGTTCTATTTCTGTTTGAGGAAGAGGATGATGCCGAAAGATATGCTATGATGCTTGAGGATAATGAAGAAGCAAGTATGGATATCGTTGAAGTTGACGATGAACTTGCTATAAAAACCTGTAAACTGCATGATTATAAGTATGCAGTTATAACTCCAGATGACATTGTAATTCCCCCCAAAAATGATAACTTTCAAGAAGATTAGATATAAAAATTTTCTCTCTACTGGAAACCACTTTACTGAAATTGACTTTCAGCAACATCACACAAATCTAATCATCGGAACAAACGGTGCTGGTAAATCTACCATGCTGGATGCACTTACCTTTGGTTTGTTTAATAAACCTTTTCGTAAAATCAATAAACCACAGTTGGTAAACACTACCAATGAAAGAGACTGTGTAGTTGAAATTGAATTTTCTGTCAATAGTAGGGATTATTTGGTGCGTCGTGGAATTAAACCAAATGTTTTTGATATTGAGGTAAACGGTGTTCCCTTGCATAAGGAAGCAGATGACCGTTCTAATCAGCGCATTTTGGAAGAAAATATTCTCAAGGTAAACTATAAGTCTTTTACTCAAATTGTGATTTTGGGTAGTAGCACCTTTGTGCCTTTTATGCAATTGACGACATCAAATCGTCGTGAAGTAATTGAAGATCTTCTTGATATTCGTATCTTTTCTGCAATGAATGGTCTTATCAAGGATCAAATTCGTGTTCGTAGAGATCAAGTCAAATCTTTGGAGTTGAAGAAAGATACTCTCAAAGATAAGATGAAGATGCAACAAAATTTTATTGAAGAACTTGAGGATCGTGGTCATGCCAATATCGATTCCAATCAAGCAAAGATTGATAAACTTTTGGATGAAGAAAACTCATATATGTTGAGTAATGACGATTTGAATTATCGAATGGAGACTCTCCAAGAGCAGTTGGAAGGAGTCACTGGTGCTGGTGATAAGTTAGTAAAGCTTAATAATCTTAAAGGTAAAATCTCTCAGAAAGTATCTGCGATTACGAAAGAACATAAGTTTTTTACTGAAAATACGGTATGCCCCACCTGCACACAGGAGATTGAAGAAGAGTTTCGTGTAAATAGAATTAGTGATGCTCAAAATAAGGCAAAGGAACTTAAAGATGGTTATGCAGAACTTGAGAAAACAATTAAGTCTGAACAAGAAAGAGAGCGTCAGTTTATTGCACTATCTCAGGAGATTACAAAGCTAACACATGGCATTTCTCAAAACAATACTCGGATTAACCTCAACCAGAGACAAATCAGAGATCTTGAACATGAAATTCAAACTATTACCAGTAACTTACAAAACAGAAATACTGAACATGAGAAACTAGAAGAGTTTCGAGAAAATCTCCAAAAGACAATAGAAGACCTCTCAGACAAAAAACAAGAAATCGTTCATTACGATTTTGCCTATTCCTTACTCAAGGACGATGGCGTAAAAACGAAGATCATTAAGAAATATCTTCCGTTCATTAATCAGCAAGTAAATCGTTATCTTCAAATGATGGATTTCTACATCAATTTTAAACTTGATGGGGAATTCAATGAAACTGTTGAATCACCAATTCATGAACACTTCTCATACTCTTCTTTTAGTGAAGGTGAGAAAATGAGAATTGACCTTGCACTCCTCTTTACTTGGAGAGAAGTTGCACGACTCAAGAATTCGGTGAATACTAATTTGCTGATTATGGATGAAGTATTTGATTCATCACTTGATGGATTTGGAACAGAAGAATTTCTTAAGATCATTCGGTATGTGATTAAAGATGCTAACATCTTTGTCATTTCTCATAAGACTGATCTGCATGACAAATTTGAAAGTGTCCTAAAGTTTGATAAAGTAAAAGGTTTTTCAACTATGGTGTCTTGATACACCCAAGAACAATGCAAGTCCCCAACTGGAAACACAATTCTGGTAAAGAACAGAAACGAAAACTGAAACCACAAGCAATGCGAGCACGGCGAGAAGCACTACGCCAGTTCAAAAAGCGTCACATGACCCCGCCTGAACAGCGGGGTTCTTTTGTATAATACTTCCATACGAAACAAATCAGATGGCAGTCAATCACGAAATCAAGTCTCAACTCGCCAAACTGCTTGCTACTGAGGATCTGGTGGTTGAGCACAAAAAAGTAGAGACCGCTCAGTTCAATGTTCATACCCGTGTGTTGACTCTTCCGATGTGGGAGCGAGCAAGTAGTGTTGTATATGATATGCTTGTCGGTCATGAAGTTGGTCATGCACTTTACACTCCTGACCGCAACTGGTTGAAGGAAGTCAAGATTCCCCCTCAGTTTGTCAATATTGTTGAGGATGCTCGTATTGAGAAACTAATGAAGCGTCGTTATGCTGGTCTTTCTAAGACGTTCTTTAATGGGTATAAAGAACTTGCAGAGCAAGATTTCTTCCAAGTTGCTGATGAAGATATCAGTTTGATGAATCTTGCTGACCGTGCAAATCTGCGGTTCAAGATTGGTAACTACACTCTAGTTCCTATTGAGAGTGGTGAAGAGACGGAAATTATTGATGCAATTGCAGATGCTGAAACTTTTGATGAAGTTCTTGTAGTAGCAGAACGACTTTACAAATATTGTAAGGAGAAGCAAGTCAAGACTGACCAACATCAGCAGGAGCAGGAAGAGGGACAAGAATCTCCCGAAGCACAGTCTGGTGGAGGTATGGAGACTGAATCTAATTCTGATTCTGAGGGTGGTGAAATTGGTGGAGAACAACCTAAGTCTCAGATTGAAGATGAGTTCTCTGAAGAAGAGGAAGAACTTGATGATTTGGATGTGAAGACTGCCAATTCTCTGGAAGATGCAATCAAAGAACTTGCATCCATGGATGGGTATGAGAATGTTTATGTTGAGATTCCTGACCTAAAAATTGACCAAATCATTATTCCCAATAATGTAGCTCATGATGGTGCTAAGAATTATTGGTCTAGTTGGTTGGAGGAAGCTGAACTCTCTGAAGAATCGGTTTTTGGTGAAGTTGATAAAAGATTTGTAGAATTCAAACGTTCTGCTCAGAAAGAGGTCAACTATCTGGTCAAAGAGTTTGAGTGTAAGAAGGCAGCAGACTCCTATGCTCGTGCCACCACTGCTCGAACAGGCATTCTGGATTGCTCTAAACTTCATACCTACAAGTACAACGAAGACCTCTTCAAGAAGGTCACCACTCTTGCTGACGGCAAGAACCATGGACTGGTGTTCATTCTTGATTGGTCAGGATCTATGTGTGATGTGATGCTGGATACTGTTAAGCAACTTTTCAACCTTATTTGGTTCTGTAAAAAAGTTGCTATTCCGTTTGAGGTGTATTCTTTCACTTCCGATTATCCTCACGTTCATACTGACGAAAATGGTAAGGTTACTGTTCGTGATGTTCCTTATACCCGACGTGATGGAATCTTCCATGTTGGTGAGTGGTTCTCTCTTGTCAATATTTTCACTAGCAAAGTGAATGGTAAGACTATGGAAGACCAAATGAAAACTATTTTCCGTCTTGCACATTCTTTCAGTCGTTATAACCGTTGCTATGCACCTACTCCTCCTGGTATGGGTCTTTCTGGAACTCCTTTGAATGAGACTCTTCTTACTCTTCATAAGATTCTTCCTAAGTTCAAGAAAGAGAACAAACTTCAGAAAGTCCAGTGTGTTGTTTTGACTGATGGTGAAGGATATGACCTTAAGCGTCATGCGGAAGTTCAACGTTCTTGGGAATCTGAACCCACTATTGGGTGTCGTTCAGTTACTCCTAACTGTATTCTTAGGGATCGTAAGACTGGAAACACATATTCTCTTGATTGTGATTGGCATCAATTTACTGACATTCTTCTTCGTAATCTGAAGGATAACTTCCCCGAAGTTAATTTTATCGGTATTCGTGTCCTTGAGTCTCGTGATGCTGGCAGTTTTATTCGTCGGTATTGTGGATACTCTGGAAAACTCCATGACGATACTATGAAAGAATGGAAGAAGCAGAAAGCATTCTCTCTTAAGAAATCTGGATATGATACCTACTTTGGTATCTCTTCCAATTCTCTTTCTAAGGAGTCTGAGTTTGAAGTTGCTGAAGATGCAACAAAGACTCAAATCAAATCTGCATTTGTCAAAAGTTTGCGAACTAAAAAGATGAATAAAAAAATTCTTGGAGAGTTTGTGGAACTTGTTGCCTAATAAATATTTCTATAGTAATAGGTAATTAAAATGTCTAGATTTGGTGATTTATTGAGTGGTAATGCCACTCCTTCCCCTTCTCCAAAACCTGTAGTAGAAGAAACTGTAGAAACTGTAGAAACTGCAGAATCTCCCATTGTGGGTGAAGATACTACAAACTATGATGAGGTAATTGAAAAAGAACTTAGCGAATCTTCTGAGGAAGAAGTTGTTGAAACTTTTCCGTATGAAAGTGACCTATCAATTCATGATATGAGTAAAAGTGAACTTGAAGAATATGGCAGAACGGTTGGTATTGAACTAGATAGAAGACATTCTAGAAAGAGACTCATTCGGGAATTGGAAGAGTATTTGGCCGATTCTTGAACTGTCCACAGGGGGTCTTTGGACCTCCTTTTTTCTTGTATAATAACTTCAGTTGAAACGAACAAACCACATTATGTCTCTTTCCGCAGATTACATCCGCACTTCTTTGCAGTCTCTATATGGCGAGTCTGTGGCAAGCGGAGATATTCGTGCTTGGTGCTCTATGAATGATGTCAACTATCAAACTGTGACCAACAAACTGTCTCAATATAAAGTTGGTCGTGGTAAATGGAATCTGGAAGTAACAAAAGAGACAGTCCAAGATTTGGAAGTGTCTTATAGTGCTCCTGCTGCCATGCCTGCAGTTCAGCAAAACCTTATCCCCGAAAAAGATGATACCTTCGTCAAGTTTGGCAACTTCGGTCCTATTAAAAAAATTATTCAGTCCCGTCTATTCTATCCAACGTTTATTACGGGACTGTCCGGTAACGGAAAGACTTTCTCGGTTGAACAAGCATGTGCTCAACTTGGTCGGGAACTCATCCGTGTAAACATTACTATTGAAACTGATGAAGATGACCTTATTGGTGGATTCCGTCTTGTCAACGGTGAAACCGTTTGGCACAATGGTCCGGTCATCGAAGCCTTGGAGCGCGGTGCGATTCTACTGCTTGACGAGATTGATCTGGCTTCCAACAAGATTCTTTGCCTTCAATCGGTCTTGGAAGGGAAAGGTGTCTTCCTGAAGAAGATTGGTAAGTTTGTCAAACCTGCCGAGGGATTCCAAATCTTTGCTACTGCTAACACTAAGGGTAAGGGTTCTGATGATGGTCGCTTCATCGGCACTAATGTTCTGAATGAAGCATTTCTTGAGCGTTTCCCTGTGACCTTTGAGCAGGCATATCCGACTCCTGCACAAGAAATCAAAATTCTTGAGAGTGTCTCTAGCGACTTGAAGGTTGTTGCTCCCGATTTCTGCAAGCGTTTGGTGGATTGGGCAGATATTATCCGTAAGACCTTCTATGATGGTGGTATTGAGGAAATCATCAGTACTCGTCGCCTGGTTCACATTCTTCGTGCTTTCCGTATCTTTGGTGATAAGGCGATGGCAATTGAAGTTTGTGTGAATCGTTTTGACGATGAGACCAAACAGGCATTCCTTGAACTGTATGATAAGGTAGATGCTGATTTCGAAATGCCCGTTGACGAGCAAGTGGAGTCCTGATATAATGACTAATGCTTGGAGTTTGCTTTATGATGAAATGAACGAATCTGACACATTCAATATCAATATCGCCGGAGATACTATAATCTCTGGAGGAGAAGGAATTGATACTATTGATTTTGGTGCTGGACAATATGCTCCTTACCATAGCTCTATGAGTACTTATAGTACAGATACAATTACATTTGACCTTGGTATGCCTAGAAACAACAATTACAAATATAGTGAGGAAAAGATCCTCAAAGAATTGTCTGAATATATTAATGGAACTTACAATCAGCACTATTCTGCTGGTGATGACAAAATTCAGACTCTTGATTTGATTGAAGCTTGTGGTGACGGTGAAGCATTCTGCCGATCTAACATCCTCAAGTATGCCTCTCGTTATGATAAGAAGGGCACTGCCCGGCGTGACATTATGAAGATTCTGCATTATGCTGTTCTTCTAATGCATTTCAATGACAAGAATGCTCAACGTGAAACTTATCCCCAATAATGCCTCTATATACATCAAGAAATTGTAAAAAAATATATCACATACATATTCCGCGAACTGCGGGAAGATATGTTTCTTCTCTATTTCTTTTCAACAAATTTGAGGTACAGTTCAATTCTTTTGATTTTGATGATCGAATTGATGGTTATGATTTGACTCATCTTCCATGTCCGTACTATAATGAACTTGAAGGTGTTAGTAGCGTAAAAAAATTTGCAGTCATTAGAAATCCTTTTGATAGATTTTTATCTGTTTTAAAAATGATTGTAAATTTTGGTAATTTTCCTTATAATTATTTTGATGACGTGTTAAATCAAACATCCTCCGAAAATGTTAGGAATATTATTTTTAACATTTTGAATCGATATCCCTATTCTCTTCCACAATACAAATATATTGATGATAGTGTGTATTTGTGGAAGTATGAAAATGGGATGGGATATGATTTTGTTAGATGGATAAATTCAAACTTTGATTTGGATTTCAAATTTAATGAAGTTTCTTATGCTTTTCTTGAGTATGATCATTCCCATAACATTCCAATCTGTGATAAAGTTCGTGATGTAATAGTAGAATACTACAAAAAGGACTTTGAACTTTTTAAAAATTTAAAATGAAACTAAAAGAACACACAATGAAACTGTCTGATAATGCCCTCGCTATTCTTAAGAACTTTGCTGGAATCAACAACTCGATTCTTGTGAAGCAGGGCAACAAACTCCGAACTATTTCTGTGGCAAAGAACATTCTTGCCGAAGCAGAAATCAAAGAAGAGTTTCCTCGTGATTTTGCTATCTATGATTTGAATCAGTTTCTGAATGGACTGACTCTTCATCAAGATCCTGACCTTGATTTTCAGCAAGAATCTTATCTGAGTATCAAAGAGGGTAAGCGTCGTGTGAAGTATTTCTTTGCCGACCCTAATGTAATTGTTTCTCCTCCCGAAAAGGAGATTCAACTTCCCACTCAAGATGTTTGTTTCCAGATGGACAGCGTAACTCTTGAGAAATTGGTGAAAGCAGCAGCGGTTTATCAATTGCCTGACCTCTCTGCAATTGGTGAGGCAGGTGTGATTAAATTGGTTGTTCGGGATAAGAAAAACGATACTTCTAACGAATATGCAATTGTAGTTGGTGAGACTGATAAAGAGTTTAGTTTTAACTTCAAAGTAGAAAACATCAAGATTATTCCTGGTGCTTATGACGTTGTGGTGTCTTCTAAACTTCTGTCACAATTTACCAACACTCAGCACAATCTGAAGTATTATATTGCTCTAGAACCTGATTCTACATTTGGATGAATACAATAACGGCAATGAGAATTATAGGCAGTATTGGTGTTATTGCTGCCTACTTTATTATTCTTCACGTCAATCTTTTATGGGGAGTTATAATCAACTTTATTGCTGACCTTATTTCTATCCCATTTTTTATAAAGACCAAAGCCTGGGACGTTGTAGTAATGCTTTCGTTCCTTCTAGCAATTAGTATGAGCAAACTATTATCATGAATGCAAATACTTTGCGAATTATAGGAAGTGCCAGTTTGTTGATTGGATACTTCCTTCTTTTGTATCTGGATGTTAGAATTGGATGCACATTCAGATTGGTTGGTGGGTGCATGATGATTCCATTTGCCGTATCAATCAAAACTTGGGATGTTGTTGGACTGCAATCGTTTTTTGCAGTCATTGATGCATCCAAAATTATTCAACTTTCATTATGAACATCTTTGTATCTGACCCTGACCCCGTTGTTTCGGCACAGGTTCTACCTGACAAGCATGTCGTCAAGATGCCCCTAGAGTGCTGTCAGATGCTCTCTATCGTAGCGTCAGAGAAGTGGGGGCACGGATACGGCACTCTGCCCAAGGCAGACGGCACACCCTATGCTACGGAAAAAGGTGCTTTTCGCAATCACCCCTGCACCATTTGGGCAAATGAAACAGTGGCAAATGCACGGTGGTTAATTCGTCATGGACTGGCATTGTGTGAGGAGTATTCCAATCGTTATGGAAAAATTCATTCATGTCTTGCGACTCTTGCATATGCAAATAAACTTTTCCCTATTGATGCTGCTCATAAAAGTGAATTGACACCATTTGTTTTTGCTGGTCCTGATGAATTCAAGTATGATACCGTTGATATCTACAGTAAGTATAAGATGTATATTGCATCTAAACCTTGGGTAAAGGATAACTATCGTCGTATGCCGGAGCGTAAACCAGAATGGGTGTGAGTAATCTTTGGTATGAGTATAAAAAACTCATTTTCAATACTTTCCCCGATCTAGAAAACATTGGAGATTGGGCAGACTGGGAAGAGAATGGAACTTCTCTTTCTGCCAAACTCTACAATAGCAAATACATTATCAAGTCTAGAGAAGTTGAGATTTGGGATGAAAAATCCTGTATCTATAACAACATCATCTACCCAAGGACAGGAGAGAATCTACCTTGTTTTGGAATGGATTTGATGGGTTTCTTTGATAAGAAGGTCATCATTGTATTTGACTTTCAACATCCGGTAGAAAACTATTTGTTCTCTCATCCAGATCTTCCTAAGGCAGAAGGAACATTTAGATTCTTCGAGCCAGGTAATCATTTCTCTGAAAATGTATTTGTTCGCAAATGCACAATGTCGGAAGTAAATGACTATCTGGATGACTTTGCTGCTTATTTACATGCATACAAAGAAATGCTAGAATCTAAGAAACCTAGTGGGTTTGCTGTCCATTCTACTTACAGAGATTTTGACAAATACATGAAACGTCTTGATCCTGTCAGTGGGTATTTGAGTAGTAAGTTCGGCAAAGAAAAAGCAGAACAACTAGTAAATGATTTTCTTTTTTGTTATGAGTGATTTTATTTGGGTTGAAAAATATCGCCCTAAGACAATTGAAGAATGTATTCTCCCAGAGAGTACTAAAAAAACCTTCCAATCTTTCCTAGATAAAGGTGAGATCCCAAACATGCTACTTGCGGGACCTCCTGGTATTGGTAAGACTACAGTAGCAAAGGCACTTTGTAACGAACTGGGAGTAGATGTTTATGTCATCAATGGATCCGACGAGGGTAGATTCCTCGATACTGTCCGAAACAATGCGAAGAACTTCGCTTCGACCGTCTCACTTACGGCAGATGCTAAACACAAAGTCATCATCATTGATGAGGCAGATAACACATCCAACGATGTACAACTCCTCTTACGGGCGTTTATTGAGGAGTTTGCTGGTAACTGCCGATTCATCTTCACCTGTAACTACAAAAATAAAATCCTTGAACCCCTCCACTCGCGATGTGCCGTCGTTGAGTTTGGAATCAAGGGAAAAGAACGTCAAGGTATCGCAGCACAGTTCTTCAAACGTATCCAACAAATCCTGGATGCAGAAGGTGTTGAATATGATAACAAGGTCCTGGTAGAACTAGTTAATAAGCACTTCCCTGATTGGCGACGAGTGCTGAATGAGTGCCAGCGTTATTCTGTTAGTGGAAAGATTGACTCCGGTATTCTTGCTACTTTCTCTGACGTTGCTGTTAATGATCTCATTAAAAATCTTAAAGAAAAGAACTTTCCTGAAGTTCGGAAGTGGGTGGTATCTAATCTGGACAATGATACTACTGTACTTATGCGTCGTATTTACGATGCTCTTTATGCATCCCTTACAAACGCTAGCATTCCTGCTGCTGTGCTCGTTCTTGCTAAGTATCAGTACCAGAGTGCGTTCGTGGCGGATCAAGAAATAAATATGCTTGCTTGTCTAACTGAACTTATGGTGGAGTGTGAATTCAAATGAAAATTCAGATTGAACTATCCAAAGATGTAAATTATCCTGGTGAAATACTAGGTGAATATATTTGGAATCTGGAGGAAGGTGATAATCACATTACTGGATTTTGTGATTCTGTTAAAGAGTGTTTTCAAGAAATTATTAGACATAGGTGAATTCAAATGAATGTTAAACTGATTCGTATGTGGTCTGGCGAAGATGTCGTTGCAGACCTGATTGAAGAAAAAGAAGACTCTATTGTCTTTTGCAATCCCATTGTTGCTGTCCCTACTGGTCAGGGTCAGATGGGATTTGCTCCCTGGTCTCCTCTTCTTAAAGGTAAGAATGAGGAACTGGAAGTTACTAAAAAGTATATTGTGTATATCGCAGATACTCAAGAACAAATTGAAGAGCAGTATAATGAAATGTTCTCAGTAATTAAAGCACCTAGTAAGAAGTTGGTTCTCTGATTATGAAAAAGAAAAAACTTAAAGCTCAAGTAAAGTCAAGGTTTTATTATATTTTTTGGGGTATCGCAACAATTGCTGTTGTTACTGGACAAATTTATGTTGGTTCTGGTTATCGTGTAATGTCTGAAAGTGTAAACTCGCTTATTGAACATGAGTCTTCTAAACATTAATATGAATAATCTGGTTGAACCAAAAGTGAAAACAACTCCCGAACTTGTAGAGCAAGCAAACTTTGGTTTGTTTCGTGCTAAAATGACTCTACCTGCTGCTGCAAAACATTGTGGTATGACCCAGAAAGAAATGAAGATGACTTTCTGGGAATTTTTGAAATATCATCCTGTTGATTATGAAATCACTTAAAACACCTTTACGCTACCCTGGTGGTAAGTCTCGTGCTTGCACCAAAATGGAACAATATATTCCAGACCTTCGTGATTATAAGGAGTATCGAGAACCATTTCTTGGTGGTGGAAGTGTAGCAATTCATATCACTAAGAAATATCCTCACCTTGATATTTGGGTAAATGATCTGTATGAACCTCTAGTTAACTTCTGGAAGACTCTGCAGGATGATGGGTATGCTCTATATAAAAGACTTCAAGAACTTAAGTCCCGTTATCCTGATGAGAGTTCTGCAAAAGGTCTATTCTTAGAATCAAAGGAACTTGTAAATGATGATTCCGTTTCCCCTCTATATCGCGCTTGTGCTTTCTACGTTATTAACAAGTGCTCTTTTTCTGGTCTCACTGAGTCCTCATCCTTTAGCAGGCAGGCATCTTACTCAAACTTCTCAATGCGAGGAATTGAAAAACTTCAAGGATACACTCAGATAATTAAAGACTGGAAAATTACCAATCTTCGATATCAAGAACTTCTTACTGATAGTAGAGAGTGTTTTACTTATCTTGATCCTCCATATGAAATTGAATCTAATTTATATGGTAAGAAGGGATCAATGCACAAAGGTTTTGACCATGATGCTTTTGCTACTATCTGTGATAGATTTATTGGTCCTCAATTAATATCTTATAATTCTTCTCAGTTGATTAAGGATCGATTCAGAGAATATCAAACTGGAGAGTTTGATCTCACCTATACTATGCGCTCCGTAGGTGAATATATGAGAGAACAAAAAGAACGCAAGGAACTACTGCTTTTTAATTATGGAATTGAAGGATTGGTTGAACAGTATCAATCAGACAAAGAAGCATCTGATTGATGAAGATCCTTCTATTGAGAAGGAATATCCTCCTTATATTGTTAATCGTTGTTTCTCTGGGCACATTGATACTTTGATGTTTGCTAATGAGTTGAATCAGTATCACTTTCTCCCAAAGAAGATGCAATATGATTTTCTTATAAATATTGTGAGGAAAAAGAAGAGATTTTCTCCCTGGATCCGACAAGATAAAATCAAAGATCTTGATTATGTCAAGCGTTATTATGGATATAGTAATGAAAAGGCAAAACAAGCTTTGAAAATTCTTACACAAGAACAACTCAATTTTATTAAATCAAAATTTGACACTGGAGGAAAGAAATGAGCGTTGTTAGAGAACCTGAAGTGACATGGACACCAGAACAGATGGTAGAAGTCGTTCTGAGTGAACCAGATGACTTTCTGAAAGTGCGTGAAACACTTACAAGAATTGGAGTCGCATCCAGAAAAGAGAAAAAAATCTATCAGAGTTGTCATATTCTGCACAAACAAGGTAGATATTTTTTAGTACACTTTAAAGAACTGTTTGCCCTTGACGGCAAACATGCAAATCTGACACAAAATGACGTTCAGCGTCGTAATCGTATTGCTCAACTGCTTGCTGATTGGGGTCTTATTGGTATTGTTGATGTAAGTAAAATTGTTGATATTGCGCCACTCAATCAAATCAAGGTTCTTGCTTACAAAGACAAAAATGATTGGATTCTCGAGACCAAGTACAATATTGGTTCAAAGAAAAAACGGGCAGAGGAAACCGAATAAAAAGATGCGGGGTTCACTACCCCCTTTTTTATGTCTTGTGTTAATATATACTTATGGATGCCTTCGGGGTCCACACAACGCAATCTCGCTTTTAGGAGAGCTACAAATGACTAACTTAATGAAGTATAATGCTGCCAATTTGGATCAGCTGCTAGACCGCATAAATAGGAATAGCATCGGTATGGATGAATACTTTGATCGTCTGTTTAATCTGCACGAAACGACATCAAACTATCCTCCATATAATCTAGTCACGGTCAGTAACGTAGAATCGAGACTAGAACTAGCACTAGCAGGATTTAAAAAGAAAGAAGTTTATGTCTACACACAAGACGGTAAACTCTTTGTCGAAGGCCAGAAAGAAGACAAAGAGACGGAAACTCAGTATTTGCACAAAGGTCTGGCTCAACGGTCGTTTACACGAGCGTGGACACTCTCTGAAGATACGGAAGTTAGATCAGTTACTTTTGAGGATGGGCTTCTAAGCATCGTTTTGGGTAAAATTGTTCCGGAAGCACACAAAAGGAAAGATTGGTTTTGATATCTTAACAATTGCTTCAAGTTTTGTGGCGGTTGATACAGACTTTTGTATCACTATGATACATAATTGATATATAATTATGTACTTACGGAGGCTTTATTATGAACTTCACAGTACCAACAGTAATTATTGGATCGACCCTTTCTCTTTTTAGTTGGTTGGTCCTTTCCCCCATCATTCCCTAATCCGCCACCTATGTCAATTTTAGCAATCATTGCAGCACTCGCAGCAACTTCCTACGGAGCATACGCACTCACACCTAAATAAAACTGAATATCGTCGTCGCAACCAGAGGGGTTACTGGCACAATCCAGTAGACACCCCTCTTTTTTAATGTTATAATTAATTGAGAGTAAAATTCTAAATGTCTATTAAGATAGTTGTTTTTAACAATGGAAATCAAGTAATTTCTGATGTAAAAGAAGTTATTATTGAAGATAAGTGTCAAGCATATAAGTTGACAAAACCACAAAATGTAAGTCTTAAAGAATTTAAACATGAACTTTTGACTGAAGAACAAAAATCTGATGCCGTTGAAATGGTTCTTTCTGCATGGATTCCTCTGGCAAAAGAACAAACATTTTATGTTACTATGAATTCTGTAATTTCGATTGCAGAACCTGTTGATGAACTTGTAAAAATCTATAAAGAAAAGGTGGGAGAAATTGATGATTAAGTGTCTAATTCTTTTAAATCAAACTACTTTGATCGCTAAAATTGAGCAAGTAAATGCTGAGCTTGGAGAACCTGATTGTAAACTTACTGATGTGTGTGTTTTAAATTCTGATGGTTCTATTTCTAAATGGTTAGATATTACTAGTGATAATGATATTATGCTTAGATCCGAGAATATTTTGACTATCGTTGAACCAACTGTCGAAGTGATATCAAAGTATTCTGAAGCACTTAAGTAGTGAGAGTTCTTAGCATTGATCTGGATTATATCATGAGTCCTACTATTGAGGATTATAGTGGTGTCCTACATCATAATAATCCAACAATTAGGTGGGATAGATTTTTCAGCGAATATGATTTAAAAGAAAGTAACTTTTATATTGATAAATCCAATTTATTATTTTGTTATAACTTGTTTTTAAAATGTTTAAAGACTTGTGATAACGTTTCTTTTGGATATGATCATGATTCTATTTTATTCAGTATCTCAAATTATAATAATATTGATCTAATTAATATTGACCATCATGATGATATATTTGGTGGAGATTATATTGGTAATGATGATTTATCAAGTGAGGATGCGTATAAAAGGGAGTTATACGAAATCTTAAATCATGATAGAGTTCATGAGGGAAACTGGGGTGCTTGGTTAGCGGTGCATAATAAAATAAAATCTTTTACCTGGATTGGAAACAAGAATAGTGCAAACAAGAAGCGTAATGAACTTAATGCTAAGATTGTTCCAAATTATTTGAATGTAGAAAAAGAAAATTATAAGTTTGATAATTATAAATTTGACCACATCTTTGTGTGTATGTCTCCTCCTTATATTCCTCCAAACTGTTGGCACTATTTTCCGATTTTTATTAGTGCTTATGAAGAATTTTCTGGAAAGGATGCTATAATACATACTGAGAAATACGAAACGCACGTTAGGTATCAGAGACTGCATAATGAGATTTTACACCAATGTTCAGATGGTAGGCGACCACTTCCTAGTGAGGGGTTACGAGAATGGAAGGCACTTCGCAAGTAGAGAAAAGTTTTATCCAACTCTTTTTGTTCCATCTAACAAGCAAACTAAGTACAAGACACTTGAGGGAGAATACGTAGAATCTGTTGAACCAGGAACAGTTCGTGATTGTAGGGATTTTATCAAGAAGTATGAGGGCGTAGAAAACTTCAAAATCTACGGTAATGACCGGTACATCTATCAGTATATTTCTGAGATGTATCCCGAAGAAGAGATTAAGTTTGATACTAGCAAGATTAAGATTGCCACCCTTGACATTGAGGTTGCATCGGAGAATGGATTCCCTGATGTGGAGTCTGCTGCAGAAGAAGTGCTGTTGATTACAGTTCAGGACTATGCTACGAAGCAGATTCGCACTTGGGGTCGTGGTCCTTTCAACAATACTCAAAAAAATGTTATCTACAAAGGATTTAGAACTGAGTATGAACTCTTGAATGATTTTATCAACTGGTGGCAAATTGAGGAGAATACTCCTGAAGTTATTACTGGTTGGAATAGTGAGCTTTACGATATTCCTTATTTGGTTCGTCGTATTGATAGAATTCTTGGTGAGAAATTGATGAAACGTATGTCACCGTGGGGATTGGTGACAGAACGTGAGACCATTATCATGGGAAGAAAACACATTTCTTATGATGTTGGAGGAGTCACGCAGCTTGATTACCTAAATCTTTATAAGAAGTTCACTTATAAAGCGCAGGAATCCTATCGTCTGGATTATATTGCGAGTGTAGAACTTGGGCAAAAGAAACTCGATCACTCTGAGTTTGACACTTTCAAGGATTTCTATACTAATGGGTGGCAAAAGTTTGTAGAATATAACATTATTGACGTGGAACTTGTTGACCGTATGGAAGACAAGATGAAACTGATTGAACTTGCGATTACCATGGCATATGATGCCAAGGTAAACTATAATGATGTTTTCTTTCAGGTTCGCATGTGGGATGCGATCATTTATAACTATCTCAAAAAAAGAGATATTGTGATTCCGCCCAAGGAACGTTCTGACAAAGACTCTAAGTATGCAGGTGCATATGTCAAAGAACCGATTCCTGGAAAGTATGATTGGGTGGTTAGTTTTGACCTTAATAGTCTGTACCCTCATCTTATTATGCAATACAATATTTCCCCGGAGACGTTACGGGATACCAGACACCCAAGTGTTACCGTTGATAAAATACTTAATGAGGAACTGACCTTTGAGATGTATAAGGATAATGCAGTATGTGCTAATGGTGCTATGTATCGGAAGGACGTTCGCGGATTCCTTCCAGAATTGATGGAAAAGATCTATAAGGATCGCACCATCTACAAAAAGAAAATGCTTGCTGCAAAACAAGACTATGAAAAAACTCCAACGAAAGCACTGGAAAAAGAAATCGCCAGGTGCAATAACATCCAAATGGCGCGTAAGATCCAACTCAACTCTGCTTATGGTGCTATTGGCAATCAATACTTTCGCTACTATAAACTTGCTAACGCAGAAGCAATCACCCTCTCAGGTCAGGTCTCAATCCGTTGGATTGAGAACCGAATGAATGGATATCTAAATAAGATTTTGCAAACAGAGGGCGAAGATTATGTCATCGCATCTGACACTGACTCAATCTATCTTAATATGGGACCTCTTGTTGATAAATTTCTTAGTAACAAGTCTGGTGATAAAACAGCAGTTGTTTCGTTACTTGATAAGATTTGTCAAGACAAGTTGGAACCATTCATCGAATCCAGTTATCAGGAACTTGCGGATTACGTTCAGGCATATGAACAAAAAATGATCATGAAGCGTGAGAATATTGCTGAGCGTGGTATTTGGACTGCGAAGAAGCGTTATATTCTCAACGTGTGGAACAGTGAAGGTGTTCAATATAATGAACCCAAACTTAAGATGATGGGTATTGAGGCAGTTAAATCATCTACTCCTGCACCCTGTCGGAAGATGATTAAAGATGGTCTCAAGTTGATGATGAACGGAACAGAAGAAGATGTGATTAACTTTATTGATCAATCCCGTAAGAAGTTTAAAGAACTTCCTCCCGAAGAGATTGCATTTCCTCGATCGGTATCTGATGTTGTAAAGTATAAATCGCACTCCGACATTTATGTAAAGGGAACACCAATTCATTGTCGGGGAGCACTTCTTTTTAATCATTATATTAAGGAGAAGAAATTGACAAATAAATATTCACTTATTAATAACGGTGAAAAAATCAAGTTCATTTATCTGAAGAAACCAAATATCATTCAGGAGAATGTAATTTCTTTCATTCAGGATTTCCCACGGGAATTGAATCTTGACAAATACATCGACTATGACTTACAATTTGAGAAGAGTTTTGTAGAACCACTCAAAGCAATTCTTGATGCAATTGGTTGGAACGTCGAAAAAACTGTAAACCTTGAACTATTTTTCGGATAATGGATTTTTTAAAGGATATTGTAAAAGAGATTGGAGATGACTACACAAAACTCGCAGCAGACATTGACGAGACTGAAACTTTTGTTGACACGGGTTCGTACATTTTTAATGGACTTGTTTCAGGGTCTATATTTGGTGGTGTATCTGGGAATAAGATTACTGCCATTGCTGGGGAGTCTAGTACTGGAAAAACTTTTTTCAGCCTCGCTGTTGTTAAAAATTTCCTTAATAGCAATCCTGATGGGTATTGTTTATATTTTGACACTGAGGCTGCTGTTAATAAATCCCTTCTTGCATCTAGGGGTATTGACCTGAATCGTGTAGTTGTTGTAAATGTTGTTACAGTTGAAGAGTTTCGTAGCAAAGCACTGAAAGCTGTAGATATATACCTTAAGAAATCCGAAGAGGAACGCAAACCCTGCATGTTTGTGCTAGACTCTTTGGGGATGCTTTCCACAGAGAAGGAGATTACTGACGCACTCAACGACAAACAAGTTCGGGATATGACTAAATCTCAACTTATTAAAGGCGCGTTTCGTATGCTCACTCTCAAGTTGGGGCAGGCAAACATTCCTATGATTGTTACTAATCACACCTACGATGTCATTGGCGCTTATGTTCCTACAAAGGAGATGGGAGGCGGTTCTGGTCTTAAGTATGCTGCTTCTACTATCATCCATCTCTCAAAGAAAAAAGAGAAAGACGGAACAGAAATTGTCGGAAATCTTATCAAGGCAAAGACTGCTAAGTCGCGTTTAAGCAAGGAGAATCAAGATGTTACGGTGCGTCTTTATTACGATGAGCGTGGTCTTGATCGATATTATGGTCTTCTTGAGTTGGGAGAATGTGCTGGGATGTGGAAAAACGTTGCAGGTCGTTATGAGATGACTGTTGACGGAGAAACTAAGAAAGTATATGCTAAGGCAATCTTAAAAGATCCTGAAACCTATTTTACCGAAGAAGTAATGCAGCAACTTGATGCTGCCGCGAAACAAATTTTCTCCTATGGAACGAATTGAGACTACGATTCTCAAAAATTTAATACACAATGAGGAATACTCTCGTAAAGTTATTCCATTTATTGAACCAACATATTTTGAACAACGATCTGAAAAAGTGATCTTTGAGGAGATCACTCAGTTTATTATCAAGTATGGATCTGCAATTACAACTGAAGCACTAAATATTGAGGTTGAGAATAGGACGGATCTAAACGAGAGTGAAATTAAAGAGACAAGGGATGTTTGTAATTCTTTTAATGACTCTCCTGTAGATCATCAATGGTTACTAGACACTACTGAAAAGTGGTGTCGTGATCGTGCGATTTATCTTGCTTTGATGGAATCTATCAGTATTGCTGATGGGCAAGATGATAAAAAGAATCGAGATGCGATTCCAAGCATCCTGTCAGATGCTCTGGCAGTATCATTTGATAATAATATTGGACATGATTACTTACAAAACTACGAAGAACGATATGACTTCTACCATAAGAAGGAAGACAAAATTCCATTTGATCTCGAATACTTTAACAAAATCACGAAAGGTGGTTTACCTAACAAGACTCTTAACATCGCGCTTGCTGGTACAGGCGTCGGCAAGTCTTTATTCATGTGCCACGTCGCTAGCTCCGTGCTGCTCCAAGGGAGGAACGTTCTCTATATTACAATGGAGATGGCAGAAGAGAAAATTGCTGAGCGAATTGACGCAAACCTCCTGAACGTTCCTATTCAAGATCTAACAGATCTTCCTAAATCTGCGTTTGAAAACAAAGTAACTAATCTTGCTAAGAAAACTCAAGGAACTCTTATAATTAAAGAATATCCGACTGCGAGCGCACACAGTGGACATTTTAAAGCACTTCTTAATGAACTTGCACTTAAGAAGTCATTTAGACCTGATATTATTTTCATTGATTACCTTAATATATGTGCTTCCTCCCGTTATAAGTCGGGTATGTCTGTCAATTCATATTCATATATTAAGGCAATTGCAGAAGAGCTTCGAGGGTTGGCTGTCGAAACCGAGGTCCCTATCGTATCTGCCACCCAGACCACTCGTTCTGGTTATGGTAGCTCTGACGTTGACCTTACTGACACTTCTGAGTCCTTTGGTCTCCCTGCTACTGCTGA